CCACTGGCCCTGCGCTTCGCAGTTGTAGGCGAAGTTCAGATCTTCCGAATGCATGCGGCGGTTCTCTTCCCACGCGCCCACGCCCTCGTCGTAGAAATTCCGGATGCGCGACATTAGCGCGCCATCATCCGGTATCTCGTACCCAGGCGTGTTCGGCAGCTCGCCGGTATCACCAGGGATAGAGGAAATCAGGTCAAAATTGTCTCCAGAATTTGACGACATCATGTCACCGCGAAACTGTTGTTCTTCTGCTGATTCGCCCGCGCAGTCAAAATCTGCAGATTGGTGTGAACGTGTAGGCCGGATACGAGTTCACCCTGTAAAGGAACCACGTGATCCACCTGCATATCAATTCCAAGTTCACGGGACATCTGGGCTGCTACCTCGTAGACAATCTCTGCTCGCCGTTCGTCAAACCACGGTGGTGTCTGCTGTTTCTGTGTCGCGTAACGTTTCATAGCGTGGGCGGCGTAGCGGCCCAGATTGGCGCGGCGATAATCCGAATTCCAATTCGGATTCTTGGCGCGCCATGCTCGCGTCCGCTCATTACATAGCTCGCGATTAGCGGCGCGCTCACGTGCTGCCTTCTGGCGACGGCGTTCTTTCTCCTCCGGGGTATCTTTTACTTGGAGGTAGTAAGCGTGAATGCGAGCTGCATCCGCCGCGCGGCGAGCTATGTCGGACATTCGTCCAATATCGCCCGCTGTCCGTCGCCAACGAAAGCGCCCCCGAACGTGTTCGGAGGAATATATTGAGGCTGCCCGGAATCCTTCCATTCGTGGATGTCCTTGCCGTCTTTGGTCTTCTTGCCGTTCTTTTCCAGCGTCTGATACCGGATACGCATCTGGTTGCGAACGGCTGGGTTCTTGAAATTGAACGCCTGGACCTTGCCCTTGCGCTCGACCACGAGGTTGCGCATGTTGGCGGTCACGTGGACCGTGTAGGTGCCGAGGGAGATGTGCTTGCCGTCGGGGCCGACGCGGCGCGGATCCTTGTCCTGGGGAACCTCTTCGATGGTCTTGCCAGTCGCATCCTGATACCGGTCGAACTTCCAATCGGTTCCCAGGACGGGAACGCCGCCTTCGCCGGCAATCTTGTCGGCGCGTTCTACCTTGTGCGCGGTCTGCTGACGCAGGCGCAGACCCTCTTCATGGGTCAATTTGAGTTGGATAGCCAATGTCTCACCCTCCGTTAAATAGAGCCGCGCATGGCGCGAGCGATCAAAAATCTCTTCATCTCTTCCTCGTGGCCTGATAGTAATTCCGGCAAGCCGGAACGCCGGGACTTGAGTCCCCATACCTTCAGCTTATCGTCCGTATCAACGAACAACAGCTGGCCCGCGCGGCGGAATTCGTAATCGATCCCTGCGACGGAGATCAGCCGCTCCATATACCGCCCGGTGACGCCATTTCAGGAGTCCAAGCAAACCACGGCAGTTTGGACGACTCGGCGTCGGGCGGCACTTTCGCCACCGCGAATCCGCTCATGACGTTGTAGCGCATGGCGTCCATCAAGTGGTCGTTCTTCTTGATGATCTCGCCCTTCTCGTCGCGGCGATAGAGCTTCACTTCTTTCGTCCAGTGAAGTAGCGTGGTGAAGATGCGCAACTTCTGCGTCGAGAGCGCGTCCCAACATGTCAGGAGTCCAGAGACGACCGTGTTGTCGGCTTTGGTGACGTTCAATCCCAGACCGCGATAGGCTTCGATCAGCCGCTCGCCATCAGGGCCGCGCGCCTTCTCGGCGGCTGGGTCGATCACGCCAGGGCACCAGCGACCGCCGCGCAGATTGATCGCGGCGGCGTGAACCGCCGGATGTTCCTGGCCGACGTAGTATTCGTCATACGCTACGGCTGGGTAGCGGATGTTGTTGTCGCGGTCAATGTACGGATGGTCGATGTCCCACGCGAACCAGATCACGGCGGTGCAGTTCCAGCCTGGGTCCATCCCGTAGCTGCGCGGCCAGTGCGCCGGGATCTCGAACGGGCGACACGTCATCTGCGATTCCGCAATCGGATAAATCGATCCCTGACCGTGGCCGGGGATACCAGATTTTCGGGCCTGTATCTCGTACGGCGCGAGGCCGCGCAAGATCTTCTTTTTTTCGGCGTCAGTCAGATGTGGCACGTCGTCCATGTCCAAGAATGTGGCGATGCGGCTCTCGTTGGGAAGATCATTCATGTAAGCGCGGCCCGTAACAAATATGCTCGTGCTCGCCCAATGCCATCCAGATCATCGCCTAATTTTCCGATACCTAGATTACATTCAGAACACAACCAACCCCGAAACTGCCCTGTACTATCGTCATGATCGTTTGCTAAACGTTTCGTCTTAGGGGCGCGTCCACAGCACTCACATATGATAGGTTCCGGTCGCGTTGGAGCCGGCAAACCGTTTCGCTTCCATGATGATTTACGCGCGGTGTCCGCCTGTTTCAAACGATACGCGGGATCTCCCATGCGCGCGTCTCGGCGTATTTTATACTCGCCTTTCTTACGTGCGTACCGCTTCCTAAGTTGTTCGCGTCTACAAGCACGGCAGTGGCCGTCGTTGTAACGTCCCGCGTCACCGTGCGTTTTACATGGCTTACTCATTTATCACCATGTCATAGTCCTCTTGATCGTGGTTATATTCACGTCGTTTCAGTAAACTATGCGCCGGATTAAGGTCTGGAAGAAAACTTATCATAAGTTCGGAGATACCCTTGAGCGGCGTCTCGGTCAATGTCAGGATGCCGTTGCGCTCGCCGGGCACGGTGCTCATCAGTCGCAGCGAGCACTCGGTATAGATCTCGATCTTCGGTTCTTCGTCCGGGTGGATAAGATCCTGCTGCGTACCCTGGAACGCTTCGCGTCCCTGGTCGTAACTCTTGAACGACAGCGTCGAGATACCGTCATATACCCCGTTGGTGTGGTGATGCACGAACACCGACTCGTAGGCGTTTGCGATACCGTGCTTGGATGTCGGGTCGCCCGCGAACAGATCGATGGGGATCATGCCGGTCCCCAGCAACGACGGCACGCCCGGCTCACCGCAGAACTTCTCCTGCAGGATGTCGCGGACGTTCTTCGCGGTGTCGGTCGCTACCCACGCCCCGATGGGCCTATCGAAGCGCCGGCCTTCCCACCACTCCGGATAGAGCCCGGTGAGGTGTAAGGTATCCTCATATGCGCCAGCGTGCGTTTTACCCGTTCGGTTCCCACCGAACAAAGCTCGCTCATCGTATATAGCCCCAAGCGCGAAGTGTTGCATCTGCTTAGGGTATGCGGATCTAACTTCTTCATCACTAAACCAAGTCGCTATCGTCGTGTGTCGATCCCAATATAATCTCGACTTCCACGTCCGCGTCTGCATCAGCTGTTGCGGGGGTGTTAGTTTGTCCCACAGACTTATTAGCTCGGATAGTTGCTCTAAGTCGTTCTTGTTGATCAATCGATCCCTTAAGGACTGATAGCATCTGGGCAAGTTCTGCACGCGCCTGCTCCGGGTTTATCGTTGGTCGGTCGGCCAAGCCGCTCTTGGCACCGAATTCTGTGAATTTGCTCTGCGCCATCGCGAGTCCGACGCGATCATTGCCGCTGCCGCGCGATTCCATGCTCCAGAGCTGCACCTGATCGACTTTCAGGCGCGCCGCTTCGTAGTCGGCCTGAAATTCTGGGTCAGATGCCTTCAAATCGATGACGTGTTCGGGCTGGCAGCCAACAATCTTGGCCGCCGCGATCATGTCGCCGCCGGTGTTGACCCAGGCGGACAATAATTGGCTCTTTTTGTCGGCCGTCCACGCAAATTTCGCGTTTGCCATGGGGTTGACGTGGTCCAGCAGGCCGATCAGGCTGTCCGCCGTCGCGCCGGGCGTGTAGACGGCCGGCTTTCCCTCCGCCAGACGCTTGCAATCGACGCAGATGGCGTTGTTGGACACGTACCGGGCGGCCACGTGGCCGTTCACGCACATCGAATGGCCGTCGTAGTAGTGGGTCCAGCCCATTTTCTCGGCTTCGGCCTTCTCTACGATACGTTTGGCGACGTAATTGTACAGGTCGGGGCGGTTGTCTACGATCCCGTCAGCTACCGTGCGCGCAAACTCGGTTTTTTTTCCTTTGTTGCTCACGCGTGGTTCCACGATTCGGCGCCAGACATAAAATTGCCTTGGCGGTCGTGGCCTGCGCTCTGTTGCCACAATAAGCAATCTTCAAGAGACTCATCCGGATCGATGCTATAGACCGCTGCCTGCCAGACAAACGCCAAATGACCAATGCCAGGGAATCCAACACGGTCGAAATCGACAAGCGTCACATTCCGGAATCCAAACTCTATGACGTCACCGGGTTTCACCTGAAGGGGGATGATTCGTCCAGTTTCTTCGCCGTCCTCGAAGTACAGTTTGCGCTCGTTCAATTTCGATGGCGCGAATTTCATTATAGTTTTGCCATCCGGTCCGATGACCGGGGGTCCGCCGCCGATTGCCTGTTTGAATTCCACCAAACGACGCTGGCGTCGGCCGTAGCCGACGGCTATCACGACGCCCTTATTCACCTCGATGCCGGGTGTCGCCAGTACCGGATGAACGTACGGGAGAATTTTCACTAGCAGTCGGTCGCGCAAGACGCGCGTGTGCTTGGCGACGTTCTCAAGATCGGAAGTGAGGATCATGTCTCCTCCGCCGCGTCCACGTCGGGGTCTCTCATCAAGCGCACCGCGCGGCCTACGCCGAAATCACTCTCCATGCCGGCAGTCGGCGAGAACGTCACAACGTCACCGACTTTGGTCTCCATCGGCGCGCGCTCACCAAACGGGAGCATCTTGCCGGGACCGACAGCGATAACCGTGCCACGCAGATACTTCTGCCAGTCCGGTAATTTGATGCGCCCTTTCGCCGCCGGTTCTCCCAGCAGCGCAACCGCGATCATATCGTCGAGCAATCGCTGCCCGAAAGTAATACTCATGCCTCTCACCTCACGAGTTAGAAATTAAAGGGAGCCGCTCACCGTCGGTGTGGATACCAGCTCGATGATGTTCTCGAACACGCCCGTGAACGGGTTGCCGAGCACTGAATCCACGCCGGTCCATACGAGCTTCAGTTTGCAGATCTGCGAGCCCTCATACGGGTATGTCATCTGCATCACGTTGGCCGTGAGCTGCAGCTCCCAGGGAGGATTCGCGCCCGACGAGAACGCCGGGTAGATGTAGTTCGTTGTGGTCGCGCCCGCG